AATAAGTTAGTAAGTGGTGCAGGTGATGCAATCGGTGGTGCAGCGACAGTGTTGCAGCGCAAGATTATTCCTGCTATTGCAGGTGGAGCAACAAAAGCATCCGAACTTTTAGGTAAATTGGCACCAGTAGCGGACGCAGCAGGTGTTGGTGGAGAAGCCGCAGAGGCGGGACAGATTTTAGGTAAGGTAGGTGACGTTACGGGTAAGTTCGCAAAGTTCATTGGTAGCGATTTACCTGCACAAGGCACGCCGATGAATGAGCAGCAAATTGCAGCGACGTTACAGTCACCATTACTTATGGCATTTAGACGTTCGTCTGGACAAAAACCGTTGGATGCAGCGGGAGCCGCAGCATTAGCTGCAAACTATACTAAAACTGGTTCCGCAACGTTACCTGCACCCGCAGCACCCAAGCCCAGTATATTTGCTAATATAGCTATGCAGAAAGGTTTAATATCGCCCGCACCCGCAGCACCGAAATATGCTATGGGTTTAGCGAAACCAATAGACTTTTCTAAAATGAAGCCGTTCGTAACGCCTGCATCTGCATCCATACCGTCATCTGGTATTGAGGCACCGCCGCCTGCTAATCAACCAAAAATAGCAGTTACGCCGAGTGGAACAGGAGGAATTAAACCAATGCTAGGTTAGTTTAGTAATAATATATTATGTTATCATATAGTATATTAGATGAGAGAAATTAAGCATTATCAGGTATCGTTCGCAGGCACAACGCCCGCTGCATCATTTCAGTTTCAATTTCCTCGTTACTACAAGCAGGCACCGCACCACAAGTTCATTATTAGATGTGTTAATCTCACCGATTATCGGGCTGGTAGTTTAGCCGTTAATCCGCATTCATATTACGCTACTGGCTTTTTAGGCGATGGTATATGCACATATTCGGGAACTACTGGCGAGGCATATTTAAGTAATGACTTCTTTTTAGGCACTTGTTCTACCAACGGAGCAGAGGCGACTACGCCTACAAACGTGGGCACATCTACTGCAATTCTTGCAACCGACCTTATGTTATCTGAAATTCCAACTAATCCTTTTACTATTGCATACCGACATACTGCAAGTCCTAATTTTGCAACTGGAACCGTGGAACTTTTAGTAGTTTTTGAAATCATTGAATATGACCCGATGAAATCGGATAGAGATTAAGCAAAAAGTTCTACACATATTATATAATATTTATGGAACCGACCGACGAACGTTTAGCGATTTTAGAAAAGCGCGTAGCTGATTTAGAGGAATTGGTTAATTTGTTGATGACATTAAAATCGTTGAAGGTAGATTTAAGCAATTTCAGCTGTGAGCCGATTAAATTAGGCGTTGCACGTTAAGTTCTTTTCTTTTGCTAATGTATAAATATGGCTAGCTATATTCCTGTTATTTCTCGAGAACTAGACTTGTCAGAATACCGTGGTATTGCACCTGGTAAATCTCGCCGTGTCAGTGTTTTTCCAGATAACGCTACATCTTACACATCATCCACATCTACCGCCGATGTGTTCTTTACTATTCCTAGTGTCCGTAACGGTTTTTGTGTCACTAATGCTACGCAGTTAGTTTTTGACATCACCTGTAACGCTACCTTCACTACTGACCCCGTTTTATCTCTTGCTAACGGAAATCCTAGCTCTGTTATCCAGTCGCTAGAAACTATTGTGCAAAATCAGTCCGTTGAGAACCTACTCAACTATAACGTGTATGCAAACATTATGGCTGATTTACAGGCTCTTGGACGTTCTACTACTGTTGGTACGTTCCAAGGTGCTACCTCTACGCTCAAAGCTGGTGTGCAGCTAAACGGTGCTACTACTGTTGATGGTACTGTTATCAGATGTGCTATACCGTTGTATTCTGCTGTTCTTGGTATGGGAGCCGAGCAGTATGCACCTCTCGTAGATGGGATACGTTTGCGAATGACTATGGCTGCAACTGCGGTTGCATTGAAGTATGCTAACATCACCGCCGTGACTGCTGCTGCTTATAAGATATCCAACTTTGCACTACAACTGGAAGTGATGGACTTGGATGCAGCGACTATGAACGCTATTGTGGGACAGAGTGGTGGGATACTTAAGCAGCATTGCACAGCAGTGAATAACTACCAGGCTACTGTCGCCGCGTCGTCTGCTAACTCTATTCTTATTCCTGCTCGGTTCAGCTCTGTTAAGGCTCTTATCACTTGTTTTAGATTGTCCGCTAACTTGGCGTCACCCGAAATTTACAACGTTCCTGGTGACCGTCTGTTACCTCAAATTGCAAGCTATTTCTGGACTATTGACGGAGCTAACGTACCAAGCGTACCAATCCGTGTAGCTACGTCCGCGTCGTTCGTATATACTGGTGAGGTACTCTCGGAAATTATGAAGGTGTTCTCTGCATCCAACACGCCTGCTTTTGACTGTGTGTTCAGTGCTACTCAGTTCAACAACTTGGTTGGTACGTCTGGAACTGGTGCGTTCTTTATCGGTAACAATTTTGAGGCACAGGACAGTGCTGGACACGCTCTGTTGTCTGGTAGAGACTTGAATTCCAGTAACGTGTATCTCAACTTAACACATTACGCTACTGCACTAGCGTCTGTGTGTGATACTTTTGCACTCTACGATGTGGTGCTCTCTTACAATATGGCGGATGGTAGCGTTTCAATGGCTAAATAGACCCACAATGTGGGATTACGCGTCTGCTAACTCTTGATGAAAAAATAAAAATATAAATATAATGTAAATGCAAGACATTGACACTATATTAGAGAAGATACGTATTAATGCAGCGTCTCATTCCGTATTGCACAAGAAACGATATATAACTCTGAAAACTCGTTTAAAATGGTATCGGTTACCTGTAATCATATTGTCGGCGTTTAACAGTATTTTCAGCATCGGCTTGCAGCCGTTTATGAAACAGGAAGTCATTAGCGTAATCAACTCATTGATGGCGTTAGTGTGTGGTATAATCGGCAGCATAGAATTGTATTTGCAACTGAACCGACAGATGGAGCAGACGCTAATATCATCCAAGGACTTTTATGTTCTCTCAACGGATGTATTTAAATGGCTATCATTAAGACCAGAGCATAGACCCGTTGATGGTAGGACATTCGTAGAGGAAATTTATAACCGTTATATCAAACTGATACAGTCTAGTTTATTACTGAAAAAGAAAATGGATGACCAACTCACGGGTTACAAATTAATAGAGATGGAACATTTAGAATTAGCACCGATCGGCGAAAGCACACCATCGTTATCATCATCATCTAATGAGGATACGGTATAATAATTTCTAATAGTAATGTAACAAGAAATGAAAATAGAAGAGATAGAATACAGTGATTTAGTAATCAAACCTGCAAAACAATCCATAGACAATAAGCTAGATGTTCCACCGCCTTTTCCAGACCGATGCAGTGTAATTTTTGTGAGCGGCGGTATGGGAACTGGTAAGAGCACGTTCATTGCAAATCTATTTAAGGCAACTGGTAAGAACCGAATATATCGTAAGGTATTTGAGAGTGTGATGTATGCTACACCGAAAGAGGTGTTTGATAGTGAGGAAGACCACGCTTTTAAAAACCATCCAAAGGTGTATCACGATTTAACACAGGATACGTTCAACAAAATATCAGAGCAAGCAATAGCAACGAAAAACGATGACGGTAATAGTTGTCTTGTAATAGATGATTTTAGTGAGCAGTTGAAGAACAAGCAAACAGAGTATAATCTACGTAAGTTAATCAACAAGCACCGTCATTTGAAACTCAACATTATTATTTCTGCACTCAACCAAAAAGCACTTGCAAAGACGTTACGTGCATTGATAGACGTTGTTATTTTGTTCAAACCGAAGAGTATGGTAGAGACTGAAAATTTCAGTCAGGAAGTGTTCGGGCTCACCAAGGACGAGGCAAAGGCATTATTTGACTTTGTATTTGATGCACCATACAATTTTCTGATGTATAACGCGCGAACTCATACGTTCTATAAGAACTTTAACCGTCTAATATTGCATACAGAATAATTAATATATTTAGGTATAGTATATAATGGCACCGAAGAAAAGAATGAGAAAGATGACGCTGAAACAGAAACAGAAACAATCACAGATTGTGAATATTAATTTGGCAAGAGGTGGTTCTAGAAGACCAGCAGCAGCAGGAGTTGCTGCACCGCCGGCGAGACAGATGAATGTTATTAGAACATACGACCCGTATATTCCAGTGATAGGACAGCAACCGATGATGGCAGCACCACCAATGATGGCAGCCGCAGCACCGCCGATGAGAGCAGCGGAACCGATGATGGCAACACCAATGAAAGCAGCACCGATGAAAGCAGCTGAAAAACAAATACCCGCTAATTTAAGACAAGCAGTAGGTTCAGAACCAATTGCAGAAATTAAGCGTGGGCTATCAAAGAAGCAAGCTGAACAAGCCGCTATGTTAATGTTATTACGAACAAAACGAATGGAAGCTGCAAAGGCGGCATCGG